AGAGTGGTTTGTATCGTGTCTTCATACCTGCTTACGAAGCCTTAGAGGGCTTCTTTGATAAATATGGTATACCTGTAGTAAATGATCCAGAAAGTCCCGTAGAAGGAATAGATGGAGATATGATAACAATAGGGGCTAAGACTTTTTTAAAGAATGAGAGAAAGGCGTTGGTTGATGACAACTACGAACTCAACGAAGTTATAAGACAGTTTCCATTTACTGAGCAAGAAGCATTCAGAGACAGCGCTAAGTCTTCAGTCTTTAATGTTCAAAAGATCTATGAGCAAATACAACACAATGATGAACTATACCCATCTCCAATAGTCATAGGTAATTTTATTTGGAAAGGTGGAAAGCAAGACTCCGAAGTAGTCTTTGCTCCAGACGCTAATGGTCGATGGCGGATTGCATGGTTACCTCCTGCTCACATGAGAAATAAAAACGGTCCCGAAAATAAACTTTTAGGTTGTGCTGGAGTTGACTCGTATGACATAGACGCGACTGTAGATGGTCGAGGATCTAAAGGCGCTTGTCATTTTTATAATAAGTTCTCTACTGAGTTTCCTGCTAATATGTTTGTTGCTGAATATGCTAGCCGTCCACCCCTGGCTAAAATATTCTATGAAGATATATTAATGGCTGCAAGGTTCTATGGCTACCCTGTTCTTATAGAGAATAACAAATACGGCATTGCCAGATACTTTGAAACTAGGGGATATGATCATTATCTTCTAGATAGACCTGCACACTTAGGTTCTGGTTTTGGCTCGAAAACAAAAACAAAAGGAATACCTTCAAACTCCCAGGAAATAATACAGGCTCACGCTCAAGCCATCGAAGCGTACATACATTCTCATGTAGGGCTAAATGAGGAGTCTATTGAAATGGGACGCATGCCTTTTCAAAGAACCTTAGAAGATTGGATAAACTATAGGATTGATGATCGAACAAAGTTTGACTTAACGATCTCTAGCGGTCTTGCGTTACTGGCAGCGCAGGGAAACATAAAGCCAGTAGTAAAAACAAACTACAACGATAAGAAGTGGTTCAGAACAGGTAAAGTAATTTTAAGATGAAAGGCGACCCAATATATTATATGATATTAGAAGTAGGATACAGAAAATTCTATCCTAAAAAAAAGAAACAACTTCCCTATACGTTAAGCAAACAATGGTGTGTTTCTAAGTATGATGATCCTCAGGATATTATGATTTATGCAACTCATCAGATGACTTCATTAAAGCAAAGGCTCTTTGCAAAAACTTACAAGGGCCAGCATCAGATTAAAATAAATAAGGTCCTTTCAAAGAAAGAAGTCGGGCAAACAGCCATTGATTAAAAGGCACTTACACCGCCGCCTCTCTCGACGGCTAGTATTTAACTTATATTTGCATAAGTTAACTATATACCATCTTTTTATAGATCTATGTCACAAAGTCGTCCAGCAAATGGTTATTCAACATTCCCAGATGCTTTAGCACCAACCGAAGAAAAACTCACGCAGGCTTACGGAC